GGGTGAGGTTACTTCACAACAGAACTTAAATAGACGCAGAGCAAGAACAGCAACATTCGGATAATGAAAGTAATTGAATTAGTTTTAGAGGACACGGAAGGGCTTAACGGAATCAACGCCATAAGCATCGTTGAGCATCCCGCTATTGAGGAGAACTTTATTACGTTGTCGAAAGAACACGAAGTACAGTTCGCCAAACAAGACGAGGAAAAGCGAATCCTTATGGGTGCGGCTTTGATTCCTAACAAGACCATTTACCGCAACCAAGGCGGGGAGGAATTTTACGTTTACTTCTCAAAGGAGACGGTACGCAAGGCATCCGAATTATTCCTTATGCGTGGCTACCAAGGCAACACAACGCTCGAACACGCAGCGGAGCTTAATGGTTTGTCGGTTGTTGAATCGTGGATTATTGAAGACCCAAAAAAGGACAAGACGGCCATCTACGGAATGGAGTTGCCCGAAGGTACTTGGATGGTTTCAATGAAGGTGAATAACGAGGACGTTTGGGAGAACTACGTTAAAACAGGCCGTGTAAAGGGCTTCTCAATAGAGGGCTACTTCGTTGATAAGTTGCAAATGGAATCCCACTTGGAACGCATCGAGGAAGAAGAAGCCGAGTTCCTGCTTTCTAACATTATTGCCAAAATCAAAAAGGATGGCCGCCTAAAAAGCAAGAAGCGAATCGAAATGGAATCCTACTCGGACTACCCAGAGGCAGTTCGCAACAACGCAAAGCGTGGCATTGATCTAAACGAGAAAGGCGGTAACAAGTGCGCTACGCAAGTCGGAAAGATACGAGCGCAACAACTCGCAGACGGTAAGCCCATAAGCGTAGAAACAATTAGCCGTATGTACTCATACCTATCAAGAGCCGAAACATACTATGACGAAGGCGATACCGAAGCGTGTGGTACTATTAGCTACTTGCTATGGGGCGGACTTGCCGCAAAGCGTTGGTCTGAATCTAAATTAAAAGAACTCGGTAAATTATGAAAGAGACACCATCCCGCACTTCACCCAAGAACGGCAAGCGTGGCTGCCTATGCAAAAACAACACCTATTCCTCCAAATGCTGCGATGGTTCGCTTCGAGCGCAGGGAGTAGGGCCAGTGAACAAAGCCCCGAATTTGTAACAATCCAATAACCATTTAATTAGTTGAATTATGAAGGCAAGTGAAATTTTCACCAAGTTCTTTGCGGAGCTATCCGCAGTAGAAGAAGAAGTTAAGTTGGCGCAAGCCAAACTTGACAACGGCACTGTCCTTGAAGCCGAAGCTTTTGAAGCTGGCCAACCCATTTTTATCGTTAGCGAAGAAGACCGCATCGCAGTTCCAGTAGGTGAGTACCGAATGGAAGACGGGCGTGTTCTTGTCGTTACCGAAGAAGGTATCGTTGGCGAAATCAAAGAAGCCGAAGCCGAAGAGGAAACACCAGAGGTAGAAATAGAGGTTGAGGCCGCTATGGAGCCGTCTGTTGAAGACAAAATCAAAGAGGTGGTTATGCCCCTCATTGAGGAAATGAAGGCGGAGTTGTCCGCTATGCGTGAGGAAATGGGTTCGTACAAGAAGAAGCAAGAAATGTCTTCTGACGTACCAGCCGCTTCCCCTATTAAACATAACCCAGAAGGAAAGACGAAAGAGGTTGTAAACCTGTCGCAGAATGCGCCAGAGTCAGCCCTTGACCGTGTCCTTGCACGACTTAACAAATAAACCAAAATAACAAATGCCCACAACTACTTCAATCACCACGACGTATGCTGGCGAGTTCGCTGGTAAATACGTTGCCGCTGCTCTGTTGAGCGCACCTACCTTGGACAAAGGCCTCATCGAGGTTATGCCCAACGTATTGTACAAATCCGTTATCCAAAAGGTTAACACGGACGACATTTTGAAGGACGCTACTTGCGACTTCGACCCTACATCTACCGTTACCTTGACCGAGCGTATCTTGACCTTGGAAGAGTTCCAAGTTAACTTGCAAATGTGCAAAAAGGACTTCGAGCAAACTTGGCAAGCCGTTGAAATGGGCTATTCTGCATTCAAGAATATCCCTGCCTCTTTTACCGACTTCTTGATTGCTTACGCTGCCGAGCGTGTTTCTGCTCGTATCGAACAGAACATCTGGGCTGGTGTTAACGCATCTTCTGGCCAATTCGCAGGTTTCCAAACTTTGTTCGCTGCTGATTCTGACGTTATCGACGTAACTGGTACTACCGTTACCGCTTCTAACGTAATCGCTGAATTGGGTAAGGTAGTTGACGCTATCCCTGCTGCTTTGTACGGCAAGCCAGACGTTTACTTGTACGTTTCTCAAAACGTAGCCAAGGCCTATGTACGTGCTTTGGGTGGCTTCGCCGCTTCTGGAGTAGGTGCTAACGGTCTGGACAACAAGGGTACTATGTGGTACGGCGACCAGCCACTGTTCTTCGACGGAATCCCCGTTGTATTGGCAGAAGGTTTGTCTTCTAACCGCATCGTTGCTGCTCAAAAGAGCAACTTGTTTTTCGGCTGCGGGCTGTTGTCGGACAAAAACGAGGTGCGCTTGATTGATATGTCGGACATTGACGGAAGTCAAAATTTCCGCTTGGTAATGCGTATGTCTGCTGGTATTCAGTACGGTATCGGTTCCGACATCGTTTACTACGCCTAATCGTTTCTAAATTCCTTGAAGGGGGTGGTGGTGTAATAACGCCCCACCCCTTTCTTTTTTAACCTACTAAATAAAAACAAAATGGCTTGTGCTTTATCCCTTGGCCGTATCGAACCCTGCAAGGACGTTGTAGGTGGTTTGAATGCGGTTTACTTTTTGAACTACGCAAACCTTACGGTAACTTATGATGCTACCAACACGGATGCTATTGACGTTCTCGGAAGCGGATTGACCGCTTACAAATACGAATTGAAAGGAACCTCCTCTTTTGAGCAGGCAATCACTTCAAGCCGTGACAACGGAACTACGTTCTTCGATCAGACCTTGAATTTGACCTTGCACAAGTTGAGCAAGCAGTCACACAAGGAAATCAAGTTGATGGCCTATGGTCGTCCGATTGTAATCGTTGAAGACCGCAATGGTAACTTCTTCGTTGCTGGTTTGGAACACGGTTGCGAGGTTACTGGTGGCACTATCGTTACGGGTGCTGCTATGGGCGATATGAGCGGTTATACCTTGGTATTGAACGGACAAGAGCCAGTTCCTGCGAACTTCTTGGATGGTACTTTGTCTGCCGCTGGTATTTCAACTATCGTTACAGGTTCCGACTTTTAATTATCTTTGATATATGAATACTAAACAGACCGTTTACAATATCCTCGCTTCTATTAAGAGTGAGCCAGTTAATGTAGAGCTTGGCATATTTGACAAGCAAACCCAAGCCGACCTTGACAAGGCGTTTGCTGCTGCCGACGTTGCTTACGACCAAGTACAGAAGGCAAAGGCAAACTTCCAAAAGTCAATCGCAGCTCACAAAAGCCAGTTGTCTTCATACGACAAGTGGATTAGCGGTCTTCAGAAAAAAGCCGATTCAATTACACCTACTGGGAATAATAAAATTGACGCAGAAAACAAGAAGGCGGCCGAGAGAACTGTTGCTGATGCAAAGAAGCAGAAGCAAAAGATTGAAGACCAAATGAAACTGGTAGAGCGTTTGCTTAATCAAGTTTCAGCGGTTAAATTTATCTAACCAATCAAAACTTTCAGAAAGGCCACCTTCGGGTGGCTTTTTTGTTTGTAAGAAAAACAAAACGACTGCCTTGGGTTAATTAAAATATGAACATCTTAACAACAAGCGCATCGTCTCAAAACCTCGTAATTATTCCGAGGTCGTTTCCTGCTTCGGTGGTTGTCAAGTTAACCAACGAGTCAACTAACACCACGCAGCAACAGACGATAACTCCAACGTCCGCAAATGGCTATATGACCATCGCAGCGGCTTGGGTATTGGAAGAGGCCAACTTCTATTTGTTGGAAGTATTTAGCGGCTCTAACTTAATCTACCGAGGTCGTGTATTTTGCACCAACCAAACGAACTTCGAGAAGTACACCGTTAACTCTGGCGTGTACACGCAGGAGACCGCTGGGGATAATACATTTGTAATTATATGAGCAACGTAAGATTTGTAGCAATGAACTCCTACGTTCGCCCCGAAATTAAAGAGGTGGCGAATAAGGG